GTATCTTAATGTTTGACTTTGGGGATACTACCGATGCGAATGGAGATGCCGAGAAAGGTTTAGCACGACAGAAACAAAAGTTAGAAAGTCAGCTAAAAGGCACGAGTCAAGGGCGAAGCGGTAAGAGTTTAATTGTACCGAAAAGTGGAGACGTTGAAGCACCCGAGTACATTACATACCCGATGCAAAAAGAGGGTAGCTTTATTGAGTTGCAGAAGTTAGTTGAGAACAACATCGTAAAAGCGTGTAGCTGGTTTAGAAGTTTAGCAGGTTTAGAGAGCGCTGGAACTTTAGGCAACAATCAGCAGCTACGGAATGAGTGGGAGTTAGCCGAAAGGTTAATAAGAAATGAGCAAGATATTATAATGGAAGCCTTGCAGAAAGCGTTTAAAGGTACTGCATACGAGGGCGAAGTAAGTTTCAACAATCAATCGCCGATGAACGTGGTTAACGACTTGGCGGCTATTACTGCGCTATTAGAGAAAAAGGATATAATAGGCGAAGCAGCAGTATATGAGTTGCTGATGATGATGGGAATGGATGACGAACAAGCTAAAACAATAGTAGGCAATGATAGCGAGTAAAGCAGAGATTAAAGCATTGGCGTTCAGTAATACGTTTGATATGAATGCCGTAAAGGATAACCTAATTCAGTTAGTGGAATGGGAGCAGGTTTTATCGTTATTTGGTGCTGATTTTTACGATGATGTGGTAGCCAATCCAGCGAGTTATACAACGCTTATAGACACCTATTTAAAGCCTTACATCGCTTATAATGTAAAGGCTTATTTGAGCAAAGCTAATCATATTAAGACTGGCAATAAAGGCGCACAAACTGCACAAGGTAGTAACGAGCAAATAGCTAACGTGGAGTTCGCCAAGCGTGAGGCGATGAATATGGCTACCAAGTATAAGCGTCAAATGATTACTTACCTTGACAACACCAAGCCGACTTTATGGAAAGGTGAGCCAAAGGATGACCAAATAATAAACAAGATAATTATAATGTAATGGATAGCACCTACGTTACAAATTATTTTACTAATGGAATAGAAAGTAGCTTTATTATGGCTGCTTTCTTTTTTCTTTTGTTAGCGTTTGTTACAAGCAAGTGGTTTCAGTTTACGATTAGAGATAAGGAGTCGCAAAGAACACCATTAGATGTATCTTTTTCTTTTTGGTGGCTTGATAATTACAATAGTGTTGTGTCGTTTTTCTTGATGTGTTTTCCAATTATTGTATTTACGGAGGACTTGGTGCATTGGCTGGGGTTAAACTTTTTGCCCGATGCGATGAAGACCGAGAATCCGATGTATATCTATTACATATTCGGTTTGTCTTTTGGCTGGGTGTTGGAAGTGATTTTAAAGAAAGCGAAGCTAATTAGAAACGCACAAAAATAGAGAAATGGATAAAGTAATAATAGGCGCAATTTTATTAATACAGTCACTACAAACGGAAAGTTTTAAGCAGAAGATAGTAGACGTATGCTTGACTATTTCAACTGGTATGGGTGTTTACTTTACTTTACCTTTTCAAATCAGCACTAACTTTTATGCTCAAGAAATATTCCGCAGCATCACAAGTATATTTACCGCTATTACCATTTTGGTAATTTCACTATTTATTCGTAGATGGTGGAGTAAAAGATTTAAATGAGAATAATCAAGCGCATCTTTATTCATTGCTCTGCTGGATTTGGCAATGTAGAAAGCATAAAACGGCATTGGAAGTCTATTGGCTGGAAGTCCGTAGGCTATCATCGTATAATCGCTGAAGATGGCGAGGTGTTTCAGTTAGCACCATACGAGCAAGTGACTAACGGAGTTAAGTATTACAATAGCACAAGCATTCATATTTGTTATATTGGTGGAGTAGATAGGGCAAACGTACACAAGGCAAAAGATAGTCGCACAGAAGCGCAGAAAGAAGCGTTAATATGCGAAATAGAAAATGCCTTACTGTATCTTAAACAATTTCAAAGCATAGATAATATTCAAATATTAGGACATCGTGACATCAGCGAAGATAAGAACTTAAATGGCAAGGTGGATAGCTGGGAAAGGATAAAAGAGTGTCCAAGTTTTGATGCGATACCCGAATATTTACACCTAATAGAAAAATACAAATAATACATTATATTTAAAGCGTGAAACTACACGAGTTAAAAGAAAAGCTAAACGATTTAGAATTAAAACAATACGATGGTATGCACTTGCGTGGTGGTACTATCTTGGATGCTGAAAAATTCGTACAAAATCACATATCTTTTTTAGAAGCCAACGCAGGTAATATCACTTATTTATGTTATTACGATAGGCTTTTAAAATTTTACCAAAAAACACAAAACAATGAACTGTAAACAAGCCTTAAATAGTTACCCAAGACAAAAAAACGAAAGCAATAACAAATGGTTTAAGCGAGTAGCTGAACTTACTGGACTGCATCACAAGAGCCTTAATAAGTATTTCTATACTCATAGGGATTTTGTAGAAACACAGCGAAAATACGACAAGCAAGGCAATGTAATCAGCAGAGTAGAAAAGCTACAACAAGCAAATTTAGTGGATGTTCCCGATGGATTAGAACTATCACGATTAAGCACGAATGTCACTACTGGTCAGCAATGGCAAATCTACACCAAAGAAAGTCAAAATAAAGCGTTTTTTAAGCTAAATAAAGACTTAATTAAGGAAACACTAAAGGAATGTAATTTAAAGCCCTTAAACGCGCCTAAAATCACTCCTACGAGCAACAAGGTGTTAAAGGTAACCTACACAGATGCACATATCGGTTTAAATATCACCGAAAACTTATACGGACTACGACAGTGGAATGAGTTTGAGTTAATGGATGCACTACAAAAAATAGTTTACTATGTAGGTGAGCAGTTTAACGGACAATCTAAAATAGTTGTGGCTGACTATGGCGATTTTATGGATGGCTGGGATGCGAAAACAACTCGTGGCGGTCATATACTTGACCAAAATATGAGTAACGAAGAAGCGTTTAAAGTAGGCGCACAATTCAAAATAGAGTTAGCCAAGCGATTAGCGAAATTTGGAGTGCCTTTGGAGTTTTACAATGTGACAAATGACAATCATTCGGGCAGTTTTAGTAAGATAGTTAATATACACGTTAAAGAGGTTTTATCTTACTTACTACCTAACGTAAAGTACGAGATATTTAACGACTTTATTAGTCATTACTTTGTAGGGAATTGGTGTTTCATTTGCAGTCACGGAAAGGATGAGAAGCATTTGAAGTACGGATTTAATACAAAGCCAGACGACAAAGCCAAAACCCACATAAATCGGTATATTGACAAGCACGACTTACATAAGTATCGAATCGTATGTGAATTTGGCGATAAACACCAGCTAATTCGTGATACCAGCCACGCAAAATTTGAATATAATGTGTACTGGGCGTTGAGTCCAGCGAGTGATTGGGTGCAAACTAACTTTGCAGATGGGCGCAGAGGTTTCTGTATTGAGGAAATTGCCGATAATTTTAAAACATTTACAAGCATTCAACTATGAAAAAAGTCATATTGATTATTCTATTATTTGGAGTAAGCCAAGCGCAGGTCAACAAGAAGAAGTTAAGAAGCAATTTGCACGACTGCGAGAGGGCATTATCAGCGTGTTTAAGCGCACAAAATATCACAAGTGATACAATCTATATCTATACTGCAAAAGAAGCCGTAAAAGTCGCTAAACAAGTCGAGAAAACGAAGCGCAAAGTAAAAGTTCAAGAAACAAAGCAAAACAAATCCAATAACAAAACCGATGTCAAGACTGACTGGTTTTTAAACTTGATGCAGGGAATGACACGAATGACTGCTATCTTAACTGCTGGAGGCTTTGTTGGTGGTGGTGTAGTAATTACAAAGTTATTACAAGCAGCCAAAAGTAAAATAAGTTGGCTATCTTGGTTACCTATTTAATGTGCATAAAAAAATAAAAAACAAAAGTATAAACGACTTATATTTACGACTCTATGACGCCCTAATCTGGGTAGTTTCATTGTTTTTGTTTTGGTGCGCATCTACTCGGTGCGCACTTTTTTTTAATTATTTTTATTTTTTTTCTTAAAAAGTTTTTGTTTTTAAAAAATGTTTGTATATTTGTATTGTCAATATGACAAAACATAAACAAAACACGATGAAAAATTTATTAATTGAAAAAACAACAGTAGGAATAAGTGGATGTGAAGTTATAATGCTTCACGACCAAGAAAACAAACAAAGCTCATACGTTTACACAAGTGAGGTAGATTATCAGCATTGGGTAATTGAACAAGCGAAAGCTTTTAGGTCTAACGGCTATAAAATATTTAACAACACTGAAATTGTGTTGAATGAATTGAATTAATAAAATATGGGGCGCAGCATCCTACACTGCAATTTTTTAATTTTAAAACTTATAACAATGATAAACCAATTAAAAGCAGAGCGCAAAAGACAAAAGATTAGCAGAGCAGCAATAGCACCTAAACTCGGTGTAACTGAAGCTACATTATTTAACTGGGAAAGTGGCAAGAATGACATTACATTCGGCAAGTTCTTGGATTACGCCAAGCTTCTCGGAATCGAAGTTACTATCGAATTTCAAAACGAGCAGAATAACAAAGTTAAACAATCGTTAGAAGTAGTTGAGCGACTTACAGAATTGAAGCTGCCCAAAAGCCTTAACGATAGAAACGAGTTAGACGGCATCTACACTAATACTTATTTCGAGTGCGAAAGTTTGGAAGAAGAAGAGATAGAGATTTCATTATGCTTTAATGACCTTGATGTTTGGTTTGATTACGTTATAGAACGTGATGCAGTTGTTGAACATTTTTACACTACCAATTCGCAGTACGAAGCATTAGTTGATATGGACTATTTAGCACATAAACAAGCGTGGGTAAGCTACGAGGAAATAGAGTTGGATTATGAGGAGATTTTCAACTACTTGGTACGAACTGGAGAAATTGCAAATTACTTACAATATCAAATTGAGGAATGAAAATAAGAAGCACAGTTAAACCAGATATTCGGTTAAGTTTCAACGACTGGATAAAATACATTAGAGAACAAGTAAACAAAACTAAAAAATAAGAGATGGAAAATTTAGCATTAATTACAGAAAAAGATTTAAGCTTAGTAGAAGAAAACTCGCTTAACGCACAACAACTAAAACAACTATTAAAAAAGACTCCAGAGCGCTACGTTCACAAGCGACCAGCTAAAGGTGGTGGAAGTTGGGACTATGTTACTGGCGGATACGTTAAGAAAGTATTGAACTTGATGTTCGGCTGGGATTGGGACTTTGAGATTATAGATGAAAAAATCATTCACGGAGAGGCAGTAGTTAAAGGCAAATTAACTTGCCGTACAAATGGGCGCACAATCGTTAAGATGCAATACGGAAATAAGGACATAATGACTAAACGAGGAAGCAATGAGCCATTAAGCATAGGCAACGATTTAAAGGCTGCCGCTACGGATGCACTCAAGAAGTGTGCTGCTGAAATTGGAATAGCTGCGGACATTTATAACAAAATGGATTTCAACGAGGTTAATGTTCACGTTCCGCAATCAAGAGATTGGAAAGCAGAATTAGAGGCGGAAAACTCAATTACTGGCTTAAACGAAATATGGCGACAAATGTCGGAGAATGAGCAAGTAAGGTACAAGCTACTTTATACTGAAAAATTAAATGAGTGTGGATTGTCTTAAATTTAAAAAATATTATTAACTTAGCGTAAACAAAAACAAAGCACAATGGATTTTAGTAACTACATTTTTCGCAGTCATATGGTCG